AATAGTAAGCCCGGTATTAGGCTCGTAGCGAATCGAGATAGTATAAGAGTAATCACTAATCTTATTAACGCTCACGGCTGGCTTGTTATTCACTGAGCCTGTTAGACCAATGGCGTTATAAATGTCTAAGGCTGATGCACCGAAGTTAATAGGCGCTGAAATAAAGTTATAGTCGGTGTTCGTTGCCGAGTATGTTAAAGTGAATGTGCCGTCAACAATACGCTCGTCGATTGCTAGGGCGTAGGTCACTGATCCGTCTAATCCGCTAGAAGCCCAAGCCGTCAAAGTGCTTAGTGTCGCAGTGCCTGTACCGACGCTCGTCCACGATGTCGCGTTAACTACGGACGATTGGCGAAGGTGGAATATTACAATCTCAGGGGAAGTACCTGAGCCGTCCTGAACGACTGAAATGACTGCGGTTGATAGTGGGAATAAAGCACCAGTGTTAGCGGTGAATGCGGTGCGGTCTCCAGTGCTATTAAACTCGATGGTATAGTTATCGCCTACTTTAGTTACGACCACGCCACCAGCAGAGGTGATACTTGCAAGGGCATTCAGCGCCGTTTGGAATGCAGCTGCGGTGATATTATAGGCTAACGCGGAAGTTGTGTTTGCTCCGTAAGTTACAGTGAAAGTCCCGGCAGTAGGCACGTCATCGATAGGGCCGAGCGAGACTTTAATGGTCGGGCTAGCAGGCCAAGTGATTAGTTGGTTCGTTCCATTGACCGTACGACGAAGGTATAACTCGATGGTCTTAGTGTCTCCGTAGAAGAAGTATGGATCAGTGATGACCGTATTGTTATTAAGACCATAATAAGCAGTGTTATTTGTCGGGTCTATAAAGAATTTGAGGGTCGGTAGTGCCATTGCTTCGAGTCTTTAATTATGCCAAAGTGTCAATTACATCGTTCTCATGTCAGGAGTAACAGTGTCGAGTTCCCAGCGTCCTTCTGATGGAACGTTATCTTTAATGTAAATTCTATAAGCACCTGAGTAAGTTCTGCCTATAAAAGTTTCACCAGCAAATCTCATTTTTAAATTAGATACTGTTTTGGTTTCGCCATAACCAGTTCCACTTGGAGCGGTATAACTCCAATTTATTGTTACTGATGGGCCATAAGCAGTTGCATTATATTCTGGGCTTAGTATCCAATCTGTCGTTGCTAAAGTGTAACTAAAAAGTACTTCGTAATATAGCGTTCCAACATCAGTAAAATTTAAATTCTTTTTATAGTTACCATAGTATTCAAATACACCAGTTGGTGACACATAAGAAGCCGAGGTAATTGTATTTCCACAGCTCGACGTAACAAACCCGAACATTTTATTATCTATGCCATTGGCATCATTAAAGTTAATGCTTTGAAACTCTCTTGATGTTGAACCAGCAGTATGCTTTACCGGATTGATTTCTATTACCGAGGCTAAGGTTAATAAATTTCTACCAAAACCAGATTCAGTGTTAGACTTATATGGTGTTAATTCAAATACAGTAGCGTGCGCTGAAGTTATATTATGCCAGAAATTCCAATAGTATTTTATACTGTTATTTATCACATGAGTATAATAAAAAGTAGAATCAGTATTTATGGTTTTACCCCTATATCCCATTACGTTAAACTGCACACCAGTATTATAATTACTACAATCCAAAGTCCATACGCGTACACCGTCAGCGTCTACCTGACTTCCGGGTGATCCTACTGTAGTGCCGTCCCAGTTATAGTTTAACTTGTAGACTAAGCCTTTAAAGGACACAGCATCTCCAATCGCATAATAAGGGCTTTTACCAGCAGACCATTCTTGAATGCCTGAAACATTTACAGGCCCTAATCCCCTTGTTCCATCATCGCCAAAAGTATTATAAGCACCACTTGGGAAAGGTGGATTTATATATTGTTCGGTAGGCATCGATTAAGCCCACCAGTAATAATTTACACCACTGCTAAACGAAGCCCGGCTAACGTGTACAGCCCCAATCAATGGACTACGGAAACTAGCAATGCTATAACTGTAACCTGTAGCTGCACTGCCCGATTTAGTCACAGACGCTAAGGCAAAGTAACCATAAGTTGTAGTGTCCGCAGGAATAGTAGCGTTATAGTAAATGATCGGATTATTCGGGAACGGCTGATTGGCTACGCGCTCAACGCGAAGGATGATGTAACCTGTGGCTGATAAAGTAATCGTAGGGCGGGGGAGTGCGTCGATGTATGTACCGCTTACTTTAGGGACGAGCTGATTGACTGTTCCTGGTACGATATAGACTTTGTCTGATCCAGCCGACTGAACAGTTAAAGGTATATCAGGGTAAAACTGAATCTGACTATCAATAGATAACGATACTGAATTACCAACATTATTAACACTATAACCAGCACCCGAATCTATGTAACTTTTCATTTAGATTTATTATTTGTAGCAGATTTATAAATGAGACTATGCCAGCCACCAGGTGCTACGCGTATAGAGATTTTTACTTTGTAAAGAATACCGTACTCTTCGTAACTAGCACCAGTAATTAAACAAGGTTCATGATGCCATGTGCTATCAGCTTTAAAAATACCTGTATAGATACTTAAATCTGCACCGGCTAAATTCTGGCAAGTCTTTCCAACCGCAGCTAAATACTGACTAACGATTGCACGATCAGAGGTATAAAGCGATGCAGCGATTTGAACGCATGGTCGCATAAAACTTTTAATACCTGTAAGTTTGAAATAATCTGCTGATGAAGTTGCTCCGTTAGTACCCTCAACGAAATCTTGTTTAGTAGAATCCCATCCCTTATCTTGAAGCCCAGGAGTTGGTGGATTATCACTGCGTTTAAATTCTGGATGTGTTTTAATTGGTTCTGATGCAGTCCCAATATCACCGACAACATTTAACTTAGTAGAGTTTCCATTCTCAATACCTACATACTCAGCTGTGACTGTGGCTAAATTATTGCCGTTAATTGTGTATGAAGCACGATGGCAATATAAACGCTTTTCACGCCCAGGGAATACATCACCGCGTTTAGGAGTCTTTGCAGGCGCTGAGGAAGCAGTGCAAGTGAATGTAGCACGTCCAGTAATAAGGCCATAACCGTCAAACTCTACGGAGTAATTTGGCTGAAGAGCAGGGTCTTTTGTATTAAGACTAGTAGCTCCGCCTGATCCGTTAAAAGTTCCTTTAGTTATTTGAGTAAATGCCATTTTTAAAAGTTATTTAGTGTTTTGTGCATACCATGCAGGACTATATAAAGCCGGTGTATCTGAAGTAAAGTTAGTATCACCGATTGGTTTAGAAACTCCTACGTCAGTTTGAGGTGCAGTATTTGATGCAATTTTATTTAATGCTTCTATCTGTGTTTGTAGTAATTCAATCTGTCTATCCATAACATTATTAACATCACCACCACCAAACGATCCGCCAATTTCACGCAGGCTTGAGACAGTTAATTTAACAGTTTCTTTTGCTGAAGCAGTTGTAGGTTTTTTAGATTCTAATCCTTGTTTCTTTGTTTCATTTGCAAGTTCAAGTTGTGCATTTATCAAAGTTTTTTCTGCATTTTTCTTATCTTGTTCAGTATAACCTTTTGCTCCTGAATCAACTTTTTGTGATATTTTTTCAAAATCTTTTTGTGAAATCTTTACATTGTTTTCTAAGTTCTTTAATAGTTCTGGACCTTGTAATTGCTCAAGACCGCTATTAGCTAATTGAATTTTTAAGTCTTCTATTTCTTGCACAGTAGAAACTCTTTTTTTTCTTTTTTCTTCTTCGGCTTTAATTGCAGCTGTCTTTTCTGCTTCAGCCTTTTTAACTGCTTCCGCTTTTTCTTTTTCAAGACGAATAGCAGTTTGTGCCATTTTGTTTTCTTCTTCTGACTGTTGTTGTAATTTCTGAAAGACAAAATCAAAAAACTTCTGATCTCTTGCCAATTTGTCCTCAGACATTGAACGATAGTTTTCTCTTTGTTCTTGAGTTAATTTTATAGTAGTTAAAAACTCTTCTACCAAGTTTCCACGATTGCTTGAAATCTCAGATTTAACGGCTTCTTTGTCATACATTCTTGATGCTTCTTGTTGCTTTGTAATCTTTGCATTATCTTCTGCACTTTTTGCAAATTTTTCACCTGGTGTTAAAGCACGACCGGCTGCAGCTGAAGCATTAGCCATTTCTAATATAGTGTTTTTAGCCTCAACAAGACTTTGTTTATACTCATCAATTTTACTTTTAACAAAATCAAAACCAACCCCAATCAATGCCATTGGCCCGGCTACACCTAAAGCCATTTTTGCAACATCACTACCAAAGTTTTGAATCTTCTTTTGAACGGTTTCGACGGCTCTTGATGCCTGGTCTTCAGCGCTGATAGTGAATGATAAATCGTCTGCCATAGTTATTTAGTGTCTGTTTGTTTAAGTTCTTCGTCCCTTAATTTTGCCAAATGGTCAATTAGGGCTTCATCGTCGGTAGTCAAAAGTTCTAACTTAGCACCTGCTTGAATGCCAAAAGCAGTAGACAACCATATACAAGTTGCTTCAGGCATATTAATTGCCTGCTCAAAACTTATACCGTTTTTGCAAAGGTTTGCGATTATACCAAGTTCCCACGGCAGGCCTGTTGATGATCCGCTAGAGTTCTTACTATTGTCGTAGAATTTAGGCCAAGTATCCTGAGTTGAGGTATATCTAATAAACTCTTTAAATGTTTTTTCACGTCTATCTATATCTAAAACAAGTAACAAATAAATCCAATAATCTCTGAGCAGTGTTTTATCTAAACTTTCACCGGCACAAATTTTTAGAGCGATGACTAAATCTTGAATCTTAATCTCTTTGTCTGACTCAAAGAATGGGCTTTGAATTGCCTGCAACCACAGACGATACTTTAAACAAAACGGCTTGAGAGACTTGCCGAGGATGCGTGTTCGCTTCGGTACAATACATGATGCTAAAAAGCGTAGGTCAGCCATGAGCCAATCCTACGCCTTATTTACCCGAAGTGAAGAGTGTTAATTAGAATGCTTCGTAATCGATAGCAGTAATCGATACGCGCATAAAACCATTGTTAGTCCCACGCTCTTCGATGTTCGTGATATGACCAGCGAAAACAATAGTGTTACCAGTGAAGGATAAATTGTCACCGATTACACCACTATAAGCTGATGGTACTAAGCCTTCGATTGAAAGATTCTGACGTTTATCGGACATACGAACACCGACTACTTGTCCGTTTGCATCCATAGCCTCATCGGTTTTGGCGAACGAAGTCGAAACAGTGTAGGATTGAACGGTCAAAGATGTTACAGTGCCTGCGACACCATAGATAAATGCAGTTCCTTTAGTGACGACGGTTGATGGCATGGTAGTTTAATTATGCAGTAAAAGTCAAACGGCTGACAATACCAAGGTTACGTTATAATTTACCGAGGTCATGAAGGCACGATCACCTTGCCCAGTGTCGATTGAGGTCATCAAGGAGTCATAGGCCGTAGCGTCCCCACCGTTAGTAAAGCCTGCCTTAACGCTAGTTACGTTGTCCATTACAGACATTACAATCTGACACACATTGCGATGATTGGCTAGGGCTGATGCACCGTCGATAGAAGTGAATACCCCAATCTTAACCTGAGCAACATAGTTACCTGATCCGCGTGGGATGTCGTTCGGGAAGTTAAGGCTCTCGCACGATACTATAATTGATGGCAGTTCAAGCGTCGATGAAGACTGGCCTTTGTAGATTGTCATACCGGCTAACTCGGTGGCTTGCGATAAAGCGTAAGCACAAGCGTCTTCGGTAATGTTGAGTGGTGATTTAGTTCCCATTGTTATGATTTTTTGTTTTTAAATTTTTCGATAGCTGCGCGCTGGAAGTGTTGCATGCGTCTAGCCATTTTGCCAGTTCTAGCCTGTATTACTTTAAAATAGGTATTAGCCATATCTGCAACTTTGAATATATTGCCAATGTCATTTCTAATAATTATAGCAGAACGACCACCTGTTCCTTGTGTAATCTCAATGCCTACTTTTCCATGTCCGTTTGGATGACGTGAAATAAAAGACGGCAAATCTTTTAAACCAAAGTTTTTAGGCATACCGTTAATTCTTGCAGGGCCAATCTTACGAATAGCATCAAGCCAACCGGCTTTCATATAACCGACTCGTTGCTGGCGAAGTTTAATGTATGCTTTTAATTGAGCTGCATTGGCTAATGCTGGAATACTTTTACCACCACCATTTTTACGAATACGACCACGATACTTCTGACGTTGAGAATCATGCTCTTGTTTTATTTGTGCCTGTGTGCGATAAATAGTTAACTTAGTATTATGCGATAGTAACTGCTTGGCTTTATTATATGCTCTTCCAAAATTATTATCGTCGTATATCTTTTGAATAATACCAGGCTTCTTTGGACGTAGGCCATTCTTCCAATCTGCGAATTTACGACTACTTCCGCTAGGGCCAACCGCAGCTGATAGGGCTTTATTTTCGTAAGACACAACGGACAATATATCTTTCTCGACTGCCATATTACCCCACTTCTCAGCAGTCTTAGTATCACCTTTACCACCACCAGCACCATCCATAGGCGGAGTATAGACCATTGCTTCACGCGCAGTCAGGCATGATTCTTCTTTTAAAACATCCTCTACAATCTGACGAGTTTCTTTTTTGAAGTCACCAAACTTTCTTTGCAGTCCTTCTAGTAGATTGCGGTTGATAATTACATTTAAACCTTTAGGGTCGAATTGCATTATCGCTGATTAACATCACGGACAGTGAGTTGAATCCAAGCCGATCCAGTCTTATAAGTCGTGCCGGTGATTCGATAGACATTACTTTCCCATGTACAGGTTTTACCGATTGCGAAGTCTGTATTGCGTTTAGTAAGATTGCTAACTGTGGCAGGGATTTTAACAAGGGTACTAATCTGATCCATCAGTCCACCGCTTTCTAGCGATTGGGTTAAAGTAGCATCAGCCACCGAGCATTGATAGGTCGTTCCATTAATGATTACTGGCAGGCCAATCTCGTCTGCTATAGCCAAAGCATCGGCTAGAAACATGGCATTAAGGTTATCGTCCATATAAATTGCGTCCTGTGTCAATCTCTGGACGGGGTCGTAAAGGGGTCTAGCAAGCCCTCAGAGGCGTTTTGATGGCTTGTATGGGTAAAGTGTCAGGCAATAAAAAACCCCCACCGTTTCCAGTGAGGGCTTTTCTCGTCATTACGACTGCGGATTAGGCAGTGGTTAAGCGAGTGAGTGAAGTAGCGCGACCTTTAGCTGCACCGAAGAGCAGGGTAGCAGTTACGTTGTAGTAACCAGACTGTTCTTGACCCATGAGGATTTGAATTCCGAGACCAGTGTCAGCGTCAACGGCTGAAGCAGTTTCGAAGCCAGGAATTTCAGCCATAGGCAAACCAGAGGCTACTGCAATCGCGTCGCTTCCGCACATAAATCCTGCGAGTGACTCAGAATTAGTAGGAAGTGAAGACCACTGGAAGACAGAAGCACCACCGATAGAACCGATTTGGCCCGTAGTAATTACCTGTGCACCGAGAGCGTAAGCAGCGGCGATTTGAGCATCGGTTAAGAGATTGTTAGCGTAAGTTGGATTTACGATTAAAGCGCGAACATCAGAAGCCTTAGCTGCATCGAGTACGCCTTTAGCGGTTACGACTTCAGCATAAGATAAACCAGCACCAGTGTTAGCCGATGAGGAGTAATTAGCTGCAGTGATCAAAGCTGCGATTTCAGCCATGCAAGCTTCAGCGATAGCATTTGAAGCCGTTGGGGTGAATGCTGATACTAAATAATTAGCACCATATTGCTTGATGTCCAGAGGGCTGAAACGGCTCGAGACTTTGAAGTGCTTGAGGTTAACAGTTACGCCAGTTAAAGTAGCGTCATCTTGGGTGAGGTAGCCACCAGTTGAAAACTCGGTAGCAGTTGAAGTTCCGATTAAAGGAACGAAGACAGACTTACCGGCTTGTCCTTCGAGAGTGCTGAAAACACTGGAGAAAGATTTAAGCGCAGGGAGTTTGCCCTTGATGGAGTTGATAACCGACTCGGCCAAGATGGCTGGTGCGGAGGTAATGCTATTAGACATATTAGTTTATTGAGTAATTAGTGATTAGAGAAAATTAGATTGAACGAATAATTTCGTTCTTATGCTTTGCGAAGTAAGCCGATCGCTCTGCACCCATGTCCATAGCCAGGAACACTTCAAGGTGATTCACTGCTTTAACGGGCTCGTCAGATTTATCGCTAGGAGAAAGTTCTACAGGGTTAACACCGACTGAGGAAGCAATCTTTGCAGCTTCAACAGAAGCCGATACAGTTTGAGTTTGAAGTTCAGCAATCTTAGCGACGAGTTCAGCCTTTTCTTTGGCAAGTGCGTCACGTTCGATAACGAGGCTAGCATTTTGTTCGAGAGTTGCTTTGAAGTCAGAGGCTTCTTTGGCTACTGCGTTTTCTAAGTTAGCGCGTAGTTCGTCACGTTCAGCAGAAGCAGAAGTTAAGTCTGCCATAGCCTTGATGAGTTGTTCTTCGATTGTCATATATTTGCGTAATTGGTCAAATTACTCCTTGATCAGCGTACCAGGGATTACCCAAAGTTTGCAAATACCGTTAGGGTCAATATCTCCCTCAACAAGTCCGCAACCACGAGGGCCACGGTAGAATACGCAGTTTTGGCAAAGTAAGCCAGTGCTAGCAAAAGGAGACACGGCAGAGTAATGAGCGCCATCAGGACTGCTATCTTGTTTAAACATTCCAAAAGTTTGTTCGACATCATTATATCCATCAATCATTTCTCTTTGGCGAGGAGTCAATAAGGCTAAGACCTCGTCGGATACTTCGTCAGATTTCTTTGTAGTGCTGATAGCAGAAACTTTCTTAGCAGTCATTCCACCGTTATTTTTGGGAGTGCTTGCGTTTAATAATTCTGAAAGTGAATCGCTAAGACCTGTGAGAAGTCCCATCGTTGATGCAATCTTACCAGACATCGACTGACCTTTCATTGCGTCATCGGAAGCCATCTTGCGTTTAGTTTTAACTGATGCAACAAAGTCAGCATAGATTGCGTCTACTTCGCTTTGGAAATAATTGATTTGTTCTTGAGTAAGGCTTGTGCCTTCGATACCAGCAGCCTTGTAAGGCGTAGCCGAGGATTTAATCACAACGGCTTTAACGCCCATGTCAGCGTAGGCCTGAGACACATCGATTAAATTCATGTAAACACCGATTGAACCGACATCGGCTGAAGGGCTGGCGATTACGCGATCAGCAGACGAGCCAAGCCAGTAAGCAGCTGAACACATCATCCCATCGGTATAAGCGATTGTTGGCTTCGATGAGTTAGCAATTTTGCGAGCGACTTCCTCGACACCACCGACAACACCACCGGGCGAGTCGATATGGAAAACGATTGTCTGTACTTCTTGGTCAGCCAAGTATGCGTCGATTTGAGCAGAGACTAAATTTAAATCACTAGCACCTGTCATGCGCTCAAAAGGAGTTAAGCCTTTACCGATAGGGCCGACGATTGGCACGATTCCGTAAGAGCCGACCTTGTAGGGCTTTGGCATTTCACCGAAGACTTGAGCGATTAAATCTGTGAAGCCGAATTTCTCAGCGTCGACGGCATATTGCTTTGCGATTACTGGGTCGATGAGCATCGGGCTACGACCATTAAGTGCTTTGTTTATAAATCTCATTGTAAATTATAGAGGTTGTTCGTCTTCAGTAAAATCCTGATTAATTGTTTGTTGTTCTTCAGATGTAGCCATTGTAGCTTCGGCAGCTGTTGGCTTACCTTCACCTTTTTGCAACCAGTTGAATCCTGGCTTATAAAGTGTCCATAATGGAATACCTGCAACCTGTGCTAGGTCAGAAATATATTTCATATCTTCTGCTCGCTTCTGCATTTCTGTTCTGAAATCGAGCCCCCTCTGAGCGTAGAGCTCTGACATACTCAGCAAACCTAGCTCCACATCTGCACGGTCGTTCGCAGCTTCACGGCCTGCGTCAACGGTTACGCGCTTAGGCGTTGTCCAAGATACCTTGTTCCACTCGGGATCGTCGGGTAAATCACCGTTCGCAATTGCATCACCGATAATATAACCCCACGATGGAATGCAAAGTTGTTCAATGATTAAGTTCTGCCACTTTTGGAAAGTGCGGTCGGCCTTAGCAATATCGAGACGAAGACCAGGGCCTGTGTTGCCCGAAGAGTCAGTAACGAAGGAGTAAGGCAGAATGCCTCGGCTAATGTCCTGCTGAATTGCTTTGAGAAAGCCAGTAAATGTAGGCGATGGGCGATTGCTTTGCAGGCTTGTTAAATTTTCACCTATATCGAGTGCGAGAATCTTACCGCCCATTTGAGTAGCTAAATTACCAAGGCCTTGCGATGGCAAATAAGCACCTAGTTCGGTTGCCATATTGTCATCAATAACACCTTCCTTTTTATTCAATACTAAGGACACGTCGCTTGATGCCTTCACGCCAATCTTTTCTAAATTTAAAATTTCCATCTCGTCCTGGATGTCATTCCACGATGCAGCTAAGATTGGAACACCTCTTGCACCGCTAGCATATTCCATGTCTACAATCTGCATCATCGCAGTCGCTAAAACTTGTCGGGACGTGCCATCGGAGCGATAAACATTGAAGCCTGTTAATTCACCATAAGCACCGAAGAGCATACCGTCGTGCATTCCTGCTGGCTCTTTTTCGGGTGGCAATGGATTGCCTACGCGATGGGCTTCGACGAGTTGTATTTTAGGGTCTCCGCTTGCGTTGCGTACTTTGATTGCAAAAGAGTCACCGTCTCGAGCTGCGGATCGGAGTAAGATTGCTTGTGCTTGTGAGAAAGAGAAGCGATTTGTAATATCACATTTGCGAGACCAATCGTAGAAATACTGCTCGTAAAGTTTTGCGTTTTTGCAGTGAGACTGCGGACGGATTCCATCACCGATTGTATACTGCGTAAGATCTCCGAGAATCTGACGAACCATGCCGGAGTTACGATCACCCCAACGAGTGCGACGCATCATCTCGACGCGGTCACGAGGAGATAAATCTCTGCGTTGGTCTTGGGCTACTGGTGCGTAAAGTTGCGCGCGCGTAGTCGAATAGTTGGTCATATTCCAACCACCTACATTTGCTTTTTTAGCAGGTGTAGATTTTTTAACTTTAGGTGCGGTTGGCTTGCGTGGCATAAATCAATTAGAAATCCTGTCTTCGGAATGAACCGCGTAGTACCGTGTTTCGTTTTCCGTAGGTCTGAGGGTCTAAAATTGATAATGCATATAATGACTCAGCAAGCATATCTTTTGCGTTCATCGTGATTTGTTTTCCAAGCGATGTTCCAGAGTCGGAGTATGAAGTCGTTATTACTCCAGCAGTTATCAAAGAAATTGCTTTGGCTTTAATCGCCAAAAGTTCGTCTTCGTTCAAGCCAATGAATATGCCGGATGCCATTTAATTTGCGTATTTTGTCAAATTGAACGGATTACCTAGCCCCATGCCCCTATGACGATGTCCCAACAACGACAATAACAAGCGACTAGGTAACCCGCAGTGATTAGTTTGCTGGTGCTTCATCGGTTGTCAAATTTGTTTCAGTAGAATCTCTGCCCACAATACCCCAACGCACAGCTGCAAGCAGGGCTAAGAGTTCACAGTCCCAAGCATGGTTATCCTTTTTACCCTGTGGCATAATCCACATTGGCTTGCCTGTTCGTTTGTCCTTAACCCGAACCTCGGCATTTAACTGCTCGATGTATTCAGGCAAGGAGTCTGAAGCGTAGGTATGCAAGCGACGTGATCGGAGGCCGTGGAGCAAGTCTTTACCGGCTAAGTTACTCCAAACCACAAGCTCGCAACGGTTCTGTAAGCCTGGTACAAGGATGCGTTGCTTTTCCGAGTAGAATCTGCGGACAGTCACTCCGTTTTTATCGGTGCTTGCGAAGTCATCGTTTCCAGAACCACGCGCACACTTCCAGCCTCGCTTGGTAGATTCGCGGTAGACCTCTTGCGTGTTGTCACCTGAGTCGACGAACACCATTGCCTTATGGACACCGTGGAGTTTTGCAAATTCTTCGAGGCCCTGCCAAGTATCAATCCGAGCAAAAGCCTTAAGCCGTGAGTGTCCCATCTTTCCCCAGCGACGGACAATCACCCAGAAGTGACCACGCTGAACGTCAATTCCCATAGTACGGAATGGAATAGCACTTTTAGCGCCTTCATCCTCACGGTCTAACACTTTACCGCGTCCACTGATAACTGCTTCGCCTGCCCAGTCATCGTCGAGTTTATATTCACCGGCTTCGGGCGTGGTAATCATCGTGCCACCTTCTTCGCTCCAAGGAAGTGCGAGCCTCTTCTGCTTGAAGATACGACGAGGTTCTTCGTCTCCGTATGTGTCACTTACTTCTTTTGCCTTCAACATTAAGACACCGAGTTCACCCCACGACATCGTGGCGAGCGAGTTCCAATGCAATCCTATGTGTCCTTTTGTCGAAGCCGTTTTTGTAGCTACAAATTGTCCACCGGCATTTGCCTCCAATCTCACCGCATTATTGTCCGCTAATTTTTTAGAGCAGTGAACGCATTCGTAAGTCGTGCCTTCGGAAACTAATTTTAAATCCCACGATCCCGTTGCTTTGGCTTCCTCAGGAAAACGAATTTGCTCCCAGACCCACGGTTGCAAGAATGAGCAGTGAGGGCATTTGAAATTCCAGTCACGGCAGTCAGTGCCTTCGTGCAGGCTGTGAAATTCTGAGCCAGCGTTTCCGCCCTGCGACATAAAGATTCTTTTGCCGAGCCAGCCGAACGCAGTGACACGCGCTGAAAGTTCCGCTAAGTGTCCATTAGGTGCAAGCCAGCACTCGTCTGCGATTGTGTAGCGTAAAGACAAACGTTGAAGATTTGCCTCGTTCCAAATACCGCGCGAATAAATCATCATGCGGTCGAAGTCTGCAATGGATGACCTATCGCTATCACCTTCCGTCATTCGCTCCTGAACAGGCGGGCAGTGTTTCCACAAAGGCCGACAATAACGTAGCATGAAGTCTTTTGCCTCGGTGTCGTTAGCCTGGAGTATCATCATCGGGCCGGGAGCATTAGCGATGACGTGGCAGGAAAACAAACGAGCGAATAAAGACTTACCAGATTGAATTGAAGCCAGCACCGTCATCATTCGAGTTTCTGGGTCAGCTGCGATGCGTAGTGCTTCCGCTATCCACGGTGTGCGGTCTGATCGGAACGGCCCAGGGATTGGCGAGTCAGGGATTGCGTAGACATTACTTTCCAACCATTCAACGATGTCACCGCTATCCGATGGCTTTAGTGCGTCACGAGCAATCAACAATAGTTCTGATTTATTCATCGTCTAATTGTTTTTTTATTTCTCGTTTGTATGCGCGCTTTCGCTTGTCGTTAAATGGTCGGGTTGGCTTAGGCATTAATCGGCGAGGAAGTAATCGTAATGGTTTCTTAACTGACTTCTTTTTCATATACTGCTAATCTCACTGCGAGTCTTACGTACCCAAGCCTCTAAAACTTTAACCGACTTTGCAGGGTTTTCGGGGTTGCAACCTTCGGCACAATCGAGGGCTAATTTATCGAGCCTGATTAAAACATCGCTGACGATTTGAAGCATCGCCTCCCGAGCCTCCGTTGATTTGATAAAGTCTTTGGCGAGGATTGCACGACGCTCTTGTTCTTCCTCTAAATCTAACAAAGTTTTTAAGCTCTGATTGTAGGCCGTCTGGTACTTGCCCTGGTTCGGGTCTCGTTCCCTGATCGCATTCTCCCAAACTTCACCGGCTAAGTTAACTTTAATTCGGTGCAGTCTTATGCGTTCTGCAATCGAGCCATCGTCTAAAGTTTCAATTACAATCGGAGCGAGCCTGCGTCGTTCATCTTCTCGGGCCTGTCTCCAATCCAGTGCAGCTTGAATTGAGTCGGTCGGCATCCCATCCTTTTTTAAAATTGTTATGCGCGCAACCGATACGCCAAGTGCTGACGCTATCTGTCCGTGAGTGGGTTTTTCGCTTGCCATTTTAGCCGTTTGGTAAATGCTTAAATTTGGTCAAAATTATTTGCGTTTTTTCCCCGTGGTGGACAAGCCACGCCTGAGTTTTGGGCTTCGAAAGAGATTCCTTAGTAGGGTCTTTGCCTTCTCTGGCAACGGCTTGAGAGCGTTTCTATCCTTTGGCATAGGTCGCATACGCACTCGCGATAGGATGCCAGGGCTAACGAGCGATGCACGATGCAAAATCTTTTTAGCGCGCACTGATATTGCCTGCTTAGTCAGTCCCATCTGATTCGCCAATTCATTCTCGGTCAGGCAGTCAGGCATCTGCAATACAATCTTAACTAACTCCCAGTGGTGAACAACCGCGTCATCAGTCGATGAGCCAAGCATAGCCAGCACGTCGCGTATAATCTCCGATACTCGCTCGCCTGTCACCCAAGTCTCTTCAGTTATCTTATCTGCTTCTTTGCGTGGATCATGCGAACCAAAGTCTGCACTGTTCTCGTACACCGGGAATGAGTGACGAGGTAGCGCCATCTCACGATACGGCCCGCATCCAGCATCACGCATCTTCTTCTGCTCATCCTTGCTCAGTGAAAAGAAATACTTGTCATACACTTTCTCTTCAGCCCTACCTTCTCTCAGCTGATAAGTCGGTCGTTGATGTTTATTCTTCGGCACTAACGCACACTCTATTGCGTACCATCATCTTGCAACAGTGTTAAGTTTATCCACTTCCCTAAGCCTGCATCGAACGAAATAAAGCCATAGCGTCTAAGCCTACGGATCATAGAGTCGTGTTTCTTTCTTTTTCCTTTAGGATTATAATATCTAAGAGTTAATATAAATTCTATAAGTTCCTCGGGTGTTAATTGGTAAGGTTGTTTCTTTAGCACAAATAGTAAGTTGTTCTTTTTATCTATGCTTTTCTTTTGTGCAGCTATAGTTGCTATTCGTTGTATTTGTGCAGACTTATCAGGATTTTTCTTATGGTAAGTTCTACGAGCATTTGCCCCGGCAAACTTTATTTTGTATTTCATTGGTTGGAATTTAGAGGTTCGAATAGCCCGAGTGTAGCGAAAGGGCGTAATGAGAACCCTTACCTTTATGGTAAGATGGATTGTCAGAAGGATTGTCAGAAGGATTGTCACCCATAGGAATTAAGGTATAATTTGGTCTAGTTGATAGTCTGGTATGCTATACGCTATCAGAACGCTTCCTTGACCCCTTAGCGTTGCTGGAATGGCCCACTGGCAAAGTACCTTGGGTGTTCTTTTGCTTAGCCTGTTCCTCGTGAGATAATGTACCGTCATCGTATTCCCACTTAATCTTACCCTCAATACGTGAATGTCTAACCATTATATCGCCTTTGAAGTCACCTTTGAAGTCTTTCATTCCTGCCCTACCCCTGCGTTTAGTTAAACTGAATTTAAATACAGGGTCTTCTCCTGGCTGACGAACAAGGACACCGACCTCACGGACATAGTTAACTAACTCGGATGCACCAGCCCCTGAGTATGCTAAATCGGCGATGGTCTGGCCTTCCTTATCATTGGCTGACTTAGGCTTGGTCGTATGGTGTATCGCTACGAGTATGCACCCAGTATCCTCAAGCACCCTAGCAACACCGTGACGCAGGAAGTCGGTCATCTGCTTCTGATCGGCTACTTCAATGCCGGCAAACGAAAGCAGTGGGTCGACGAGTATAACATCAGCTCGATGCAACTCAATCAGCGTGCGCATAGATTCTAGAAACTTATGGCCAACTGAATTAGTATCGCGATAGATAAAAAGGTTCTCATCTAAGTTTCTTTGATCGGGTGGATATAAATCCATACCGCCTGTAATGTCCTGATAGGCTTCGGCTACATCACCGAGGTCATTTTCCGCTTGTAGCATCACCACGCGTAATGGTCGCTTTGCCTTGATACCGAAAAATTCCTTGTGAGTGCATAAAGAAACTAAAAACTGCATAGCGAACGATGACTTGCCCACGCCTGACTGCGAGACCAGCAATAGTGACCCGCCCTTGCATAGCCAGCGATTACCGATGACCGTGTTCGGGTCTTCCTTACGTTCAAATGTTTTCATTGCCTCGATGTTCATTAGCATCGGCCCAACTTTCTTCTCGCGTTTGATTAGGCTCTTGAGCGTGCCTTCGTTGTAAGCGATTAAAGATTCAGGGTCGGCGTTCGGATCAGAGGCGAGTCGTTGGACGTGTTCGGCATTGATGGCGATTGTACGTAGAGCTGCGGTTCGTTTTATCTCATCGCTCCAAGCCTGGTTAAGTCGTGATTCTTTTACCTCGCTTGTAAGTTCATTAATGTAATGTGCCTGCACCGTTGAGTTGTTTGCTCGCAGTGCGTTGAGTACGACTAACTCGTCGGGGTGATTACCTTGCTCGTTTATTTGTTTAATGCAGAATGCAATCTCTTGGTGGATTGGTTCAAAGAAGTCGGCAGGCGATAGGTCTTTGATATCGAGACCATCACGGATCACAACGCCGAGCAGATAGCGTTCGGCATAAATTGCAGAGGGGAGTTTTAACATAGGGTTGTTGGGAGAGTCGTTAGTGTCGGCAGTTGGGTTGCCGTTCAAGATAATTATTTATCGTCGCGTTTCCAGTATATCGAGTTCGAGTAACGGAGTGGCTTCCATTGAGCGAAGTCCGGTAAGTAATGCAGTTTGGTTTTAATCAGGCCCGTGCAGGCGTATTGTATTTTCTCAACGCGGAATTGTAAGCTGTGTTTCTTAGCGTACGCGTCGACTGCGTCTTTACTTACTTGAAAGTGATTGGCTATCTCTTGGCGCGTAACCCATTTAGCGGGGAGTTTATTTTTACCTTTGGCTTGTGCTATGCCTTCGAGTGCCTGGTGCAAACGATTGGCGAGTTTGTTAATGTCGCGGTTCATTTCTTCGGTGACCAGATATTCAGATCAGACTGCCAGACCCAATTCTTTCCAACGCGATGTGCCAGCCATACTTTCCAATCGTTGCCGTCGATGTAGCCATAAGCAAAACCGTGACCGTGTCGGCTCGTCGCTAATCTCATCGAGCTATAAGCCATATCGTCGGTACGACAAAGGCAACCAGCGGAGTAAGCTGCACCGCCTCCGTGCTTCTGTAAATTAACTTGTTCAAGTCGGTGAATGTGTCCGCAAATAAAACCGCCACCAGTGTCCGCGTAATGTATGCCTTGCTGGATAACTGCGTTAGTGCCGTGAGCATAGCCATGACCGAAAGCCACAGGCCCGAGGCGATAGATTCCTTTCTTAGCGTGATAGGGTAGGATTACTTTTGCACCGGCTTTTCTCGCAGCTGAATTGATAGCGGTCTTAACGTCCTCGCAATAGTCGCGGACAAGTGCCGAGCCTGAGTTGCTGATCAGATGGTCTAAGCGTGCTTCGTGGTTTCCCCACAGGTACACTGTTGGATTAAACATATTTAGGAAGTCGATGCCACCTTGTATGTCTTGTTTAAGACTCTCGGCAGATTCCGCATCGTTACCGACTCCACGACGCAGTGATCGGAAGTCAAAGCAGTCTCCGAGGTGTACGCGCACGGTGGGCTTATAGTCTTTAATAAATTGGTGAACGGCTTGGAACGACTCCTCGTCGACCATATCACCGTGGTTATCGCCTACTGCGACGAAGCGTATTGGGTTGCTCATTTTTTTAGGGTTAAATTCATTTGAAGGATAATCGCGTCACGCATCTTCTTAGCCTTCTCGAAGTCCTTGGATAGTTTCCGCATGATAAACACATCGACGCGTTTGAGTCGGAAGTAATAATAATTACCACCTGGTTGCTTGTAGAGATACGAACGCTCTGGGTCGAAGCGATTGAATGTAGTCGCTGGTCGGTCTTTGTTTCCGATGCGAGTGTTCTTAGGACAGGACGCTAACCAGTAGGCTCTTTGTGCGCTGATCCCGAGTCGCTCCGCATAGTCTAATTGCTCGGCAGTCAGGAAAGGACGCTCCACGTCCGTAGTGTTATCGGTTATAAACTCCATTGCTTTGCGAGCATACGTCCTTCGTGCATAATTAACTGCCGTTGTTCGGTGTCAAAGTGGTACTCCTGATCGAAGCGTACGATGTCCCGAATTTCGCAAATACTATTAGCTTCCTCAGGGTTCGCAGCTGAAATACCGGAGGTTGAAATATAGACCGTACGCACCTTCCAGCCGAGAGGGATTAAAAGTTTCTGACAGACTATCAGCTCGTTCAAATAACGCCAGTCAGTGCAAACTACGGTATCAAGTGCCATACCATCATCGTCGTAGCCTTGTGCAACTGTTTGGGCCATTATCTCAGCGAACACAGAAGGCTTTAGGTCTCTGGCAAAAGTTCCGCAGGCCACGAGAAATCGTCGATTGGTGTCCTTGAATCGGTCATCGTGAAAGTCACCTTCTAAATCGAGGCAATCGAGAAAGACATTCGCAGAGTCCTTGAGCGAGTCCGCAAAGTTAATCTTCTCCGCGTTCTTTTCCGACCACTCCAGAATGCCGTCTCCGAGCGTGTCCTTGCCTGCTCTCGCGTATCCGCAGATTAAAACCAATGTCCGTTTGGGGAAGATACTCTCCAACGGATCAGTGTGCGCTGAATCGTCCACGTTAGAATGGAGAGTCAGGCTTCGTGAAGTCAGGTACTTGAGGTGCTTCGGCGTTAAGCGTTGGCTGACCATTGGAGTTACCTAAGATTGATTTGATTGATTTAAATTTATATTTGAATTGCGGTCTGCCGTTCCATTCACCATTCGGGGTGACTTCCAAATCTACTTCTGCGACACAGTTTGCGGCGGAATCTACTAGCTCGATAAATTGGCTAATGTGCATCTGCTCTGGAGCCTGGACGTACTTGTTAGTAAATTTTCCAACAAGCATAGCGACTTGTTTAGTGCCAAATTGTGTGGAGTAGTTTTTATTAAAGCAGAGTCCTTCGGCAGTCATGAAGAAGATTGAAACCGATGGGAATCCACCAGTGTTCAATTTATACTTCTCTGGCTTGGGCTTGCAGAGTCGTAGGACATAAACACCAGAG